TAGTTTAGGCGAAGCTGAACTCGCTTCTGATTATAATGGGGATGAAGATGATTTTTCTTATAATATAGGTAATTATTTTAAAACTGACGAACAAGTAAAAAATTATAAAGAAAAACTTTTAATAGAACAAGAACTAAGAGATATTGCTAGAGAGTTAAATAAAGGTGAAAAGATATGCTGGGAAGTTGATAGTCAATATAAGTATTATTTATGTTATGATTTTTCAGATGATATCATTATGAATGATAACTATTCCATATTTGTTAGAAAACAAGGACTAATTTATTGTTTAGATAAAAATTTTAAAGATGTTGCAACGAAAAGAATTGGCAAAGAAAGACTAAAGAAATATTTAAAAGGAGAATTAGATTAATGAAAGATTTTGAATTAAAAGTAGGAGATTTAGTAAGATTAAGAGATGATTTAGAAAATGGTAAGAGTTATGAGGGTATGTTTTATATTAAAAACATGAAGTTCAAAGGATTTAGACAAGTTACAAAATTATGTGAAGTTTATGATATACCAACTATAAAAATTAATAGTGATAATCAAGATTATCACTACACTAAAGAAATGTTAGCAGAAGTAAAAAGACCAACAAAATATACAACAATATACAAAAGAGAAGAACCTATTTTAGACGATAAAGAAAGAGAATATTTAGCTAACGTGATTAAACCTTTTAGAGATAAAGTTAAATGTATTGTTAAATATAAAAACTACTATAATAGAAGTGAATATATTGCTATATCTCTTAAAAACGACACTCCTATTCATTTACCTTATTTTAATGAAGATACAATGTATAAAAATATGGAATTAAATACAGAATACATTTTAAAGGAGTTAGGACTATGAATCAGATTTTTCTAATTGGGCGTTTAGTTAAAAACAACGAGTTAAGATATACAACAAGCCAAATAGCTATATTAAACAATACAATAGCAGTAGATAGAACATTTAGCAAAAGCGAAGAAAAAACAACTGACTTTATTAATTTAGTATTTTTTAAAAAAACTGCTGAATTAGTAAATAAATATACATCAAAAGGAAGTCAAATAGCAGTAATTGGAAGTTTACATCAAGATAGTTATATTTCAGATGATGGTAGTAAAAAAACAACCTACAAAGTCATAGTAAGCGAAGTTAAATTTTTAGATACAAAACAAAAAGAAGAAAGCGAAATTACTAAAGAAGAAGTAAAATCTAGTGATTTCGATGTATATGCTGATTTTGGAACAGAAGTAGTAGAAAATGCAATGGATAATGAGGAATCGGAGGATTTTCTGCCATTTTAAATAAATAAAAAATTTTAAAAGCTCAAATATTCACGATACCCCTAACGTTTTGCAACGAGTTTGAATGAGCGAGTTTGGTTGCAAATTAAATTAAAAAAAGGAGAAAATATGATAAAAATAATACAAATAGTATTAATAATTTTAAAATTATTTAAATTAATAAATATAGAATGGATTTTAGTGTTTCTACCATTTATAATTTGGTTTTCTTTTCGAGTAATAGTTGAAACAATAAAACGATTTATAAGTAATTAAATAAAAAAGATAAGGAATATGCAAAAACACAAATAAATGCATCTAAATTTAAAATAAGACGCATTTATGCTTTTTATTAAATAATATGAAATTAGTAGGAAATAAAAACAAAATAATATCTTGGTTATTAAATCAAGAAGAAAGTAAGATCTTTGAAATAAAAGAATATAAAGAAAAGCGAAATTTAGACCAAAATGCTAAATATTACAAATTACTAAATGAATTAGCTTTAACTTTAAAAATAGGTGTTGAAGAACTACATTTTGAAATGCTAAAGAATTATTCAGTGAGGTATCAAATTTTAATACCAAAAGAAACTGAGTTAAGAGGTATTAAATATTACGAATTGAAAAAGACAATAAAAAAGGACAACAAGCTATTTAATATTTATGAAGTTTATGTACCAAGTCACGAACTAAAGACAGATGAATTCGCGATGTTATTAAACGGGCTTATCGAAGAATGTAAAAATCAAGATATAGAAGTAAGAAGTCCTAATGAAATAAGAGAAGAGGAATTATATTAAAAATGAAAATCAAAGATTTAAAAGAAGAAATGTATATAAGAACTATTAGATATTTTTCTAAGCTTGTTTACATAAGGAAAATAGAAAAAATAGAGGGAAAAAGACTAATTTTAGATGATTATATTGTAGATGATTTTGAAGAAGTTTATAAAGACAAAATACCATTTGAAGAAGTAAAAAAGGCAAGTTTCAATATTATCGATTTAATTGAAATAGGAGATTATGTAAATGGAAGAAAAGTTTTAGAAATTATGAACGACGGAAAAATGTCTAGAGTCAAAACTGAATATGAAACATATTTTAATGAAGATATAGAAACAGTTGTTACAAAAGAAATTTTAAATTATGTTACATATTATTTATAAGGAAAAAAGATGAATAATAAAGAACAAAAGAAAACAATAAATAAAATAATAAAAAGACTAAAAGAAATAAGAGATACAGAAGAATTAGAAGATTTAATAGTCAGAGGAAACGAAAATGCTGAAAGATTTATTTATGAAAATGGATTTGAGTATATTACTTTAAAAACAATTATAGAAATTAAATCAAAAAAGTTATTCAAAGTTCAAAAGGAATTTTAGTGAAAAAGGTTGAATTATTAGAGTAAAAGAAATATTAAGAATTTTAAAAGTTTAACAATAAAAAAATCCAAAAATGTATAGAACTAAAAAAATAAAAAAATTGTTCTATAAAAGAACATAAAACGAAAAATAAGCAAAATTTGAATTAAAAGGAAAAAAGATGAATAAAGAAGAAAGAAGAAATAAAAGTGGAGAAAAAAGAGTTGCAAGAAAAGTGCGAAAAGTTAAAAAAAGAACTTAAAACACTTGAAAGAATATATTTACCAGAAGTAATTAGATTAAATCACGAATTATATAAAGCGAAAATGGAAATAAAAACTTTAAAAGGACAAAATAAAATAGATTTAGAAAAGTTAAATGAAGCAAACAATGAATTATTTGAATTAAGAAAAAAGGTGGGCGAGTAGATGACTGAAAATGAATTACAAAAATGGTATTGGTTAGAATTAAGAAAAAGTACATTTTTAAAAGAAATAGAAGAGATAGATAAGATAACTATCTCTTGTTCTGGTTTAAGTGAAATCCCTATTAAAAATGAGGTTATAACATCAGTTCAAGAAAAGTATATTGAAAGAAAAGAAAAATTACTTGAAAAGATACGATCAATTGAAGAAGATATAGAAGAAATAGAGAAGTTTGTAGAGAGCTTAGAAGATGAAAGTTTGAAAGTGATATTAACTTACAAATTTAAAAATAGATTAAGTATTTATGAAATTTGCAAAAAGATAAAATTAAGCGAAAGAAGTGTAAAAAACAAAATATATCATTATTTTAAGAAAAATTAAGACTTTTTGCACAATTTTGCACGATTTTGCACAATTTTGCACGATTTTGCCCGGTCAAGATGTGCTATAATGTATAATAGGGAATTAAATTTAAAAGACAGCAGAAATGTTGTCTTTTTTTGATGGAGGAATAAAAATGGGATTAGCATTTGCAATAATTTGTGGAATTATATTTTTTATTTCAGCAAATTTAGCAATCGCTATGACTCTGCTTTATTTTTTTGAAGATGAAGAGTAAATATTACTATTGCATGAAATACATTTGCAACGCTTGTCCTAAAAAAGAACAATGCGATAAGGAGTTAGAGAGAAATGAAATTCAAAATAAACGGAATAGATTGGAAAACCGAAGAAGAAATAAAGACAATAATAAATACAAAAAAAGTATATATAACATTATTTGGTGAAACTTATGAAATATTAGTTGAAGAAGAAAAGAAAGAAAAGTAATGGGAAAATGGATATTAAAAGTATAAAAACATCTGATTTAAAGCCTTACAAAAACAATCCGAGAAAAAATGATGGAGCAGTTAAATATGTAAAAAAATCTATAGAAGAATTTGGATTTAAAGTTCCAATCGTAATAGATAAAAATAATGAAATAGTAACTGGGCATACAAGATATAAAGCAGCTAAAAAATTAGGTTTAAAAGAAATTCCTTGTATAATTGCTGATGATCTAAATGAAGAACAGATAAAAGCATTTAGATTAGCTGATAATAAAGTTAGTGAATATGCTGAATGGGATTTTGATTTACTTGATAAAGAATTAAAAGATATATTTGATTTAGATATGAGTGAATTTGATTTTGATATACCAGAAGATGATGTTGAAGAATACAAAGAATTTGGTGAAGAAAAAGACTTTCACAGAAATGTTACACTAAAACAATATAATCTAAATTATTATGACGAAGACATAACTGATGGGAAATATCAGATGCCAATAATAAGAAAAACAAAATATATTCCAAAGGATTTAATTGGTTTTAATTATATGTTAACTAATAAAAACAAAAATGTAGGAATACACTGCTTTGTTGATGATTATCAATTTGAAAGATTATGGCGTGAACCAACGATATATCTTGAAAAAATAAAAGAATATGATTGTTTTTTAAGTCCAGACTTCAGTCTTTATTTAAATATGCCAATTGCTATGAAAATATGGAATATTTATAGAAGTAGATTAATTGGTCAATTATATCAAAGTTATGGAATAAAAGTTATACCAACAATTAGTTGGGCAGAAAAAGAAACGTTTGAATTTTGTTTTGATGGAATAGAAAAAGGTGGAGTTGTTGCAATTTCAACTATTGGAGTAAAAAAAGATAAAAAAGCACTAAAAATATGGAAAGACGGAGTTGATGAAATGATAAAAAGAATTGAGCCGTCAGCTATTTTAATATATGGTGGTAAGTTAGAATATGACTATGGAGATATAAAAGTAGTGTATTTTGATAATAAAATCACTGAAAAAATGAAGAATATCAAAATTGATAAATAAAGGGAAAAGTGCTATATTATTAATAACAAAAGAAACAGAGGTTATAATATGGAAGATAAAAAACTTACTAAAGAAGAATTAAATAAGATCATAGAAGAAAGTGCTGATGAATTCGCTAGAGAAGTTGAAGAAGAAGTAGATAATATGAGTGAAGAAGAAAACAAAGAACTAGATAGAATATTTGCAATAGAAGACCCAACTGAAAGAATAAAAGAATTTCAAAAGTTATATCCCGATATGAAAGATATAGGATGTTGTTAATAAATAGAAATTTTCTATTTTAGATAAGTTTTAATAGAGAAACAAGCAAATGCTTGTTTTTTTTATGTGTGAAAGGAAGTATTGATGTGAAGAAAATAATGTGTAATTTAGTTTTAAGTGGTGGTAGAGGTGCAGATTCTGGATATTCTAAAGAAGGAATAAACACTGGTGGTAATAATAGACCAATAGCATTTTATGATAAGACTGATAAATATAGAGGTATGCACTATTTAGATTTTGAAGAAAAGATAAGAGGAAAGAACGTAGAATATGTAGGCTTATATGATGAAAACGGAAAAATAATAATTGCGGGAACAAGTTACAATTCTGGGAAAGTGGGAATTCCAACGGACCACCCAGATTTTAACAAAGCAACTAGATTAACGCATAATCATCCTGTAGACTCAGCAAGATTATTAGGGGGTTCGTTTAGTAGTGCAGATGTTGTTAATAATTCCTTGCTTAATATGAATAGTACTAGAGCAGTGGCAAAAGAAAAAACTTATATTATTCAAAAATCTAAAACATTTAAGGAAAGTGATAGGCGGAGAATGGGCAGAAAAGCATTAAGAAGTAGTACTTTATGGAATAAAGGAGCAAGAAAACTATTATCAAAAGTAAATAAGGGCAGTCTAACGCCTAAAAACATCCAAACAATTGAATTAGGTTATGGCACAAGAGTGTGGAAAAACTTAACTAAAAATAGTGGATATGACTATATAGAAAAAAGACAAAAATAAGGTGGTGATTAAATGGCTAACGTTGGAAATTTACGACCAATTAAGACTCTAAGTAAAGAAGAAGCGCAAAAAAAAGGTAAAAATGGTGGAATAAAAAGTGGAATAGCCAGAAGACAACAAAAAACATTTAAAGATTTATTTATACAATTTTCAAAACTTGAAATAACTAATGATAAATTAAAAGACAAATTAAAAAAAGCCGGTTTCGATGATGAAGAAATGACAAACAAAACTGCTCTAATGTATTCAATGTATTTGAAAGCTTTAAAAGGAGATACTAAAGCATTTGAGATAGTTTGTAATTTAATGGGCGAAAAACCAGCTGATAAACTAGAAATAAACGACCAATCTAAGACTATGAGTATATTAGAAAGTATTAATAAACAATTAAAAAATGAATGATAAATTTGTTTTAAGTGCAAAATATATAGATTTTTTAAAGCTGGATAACGCTAGTGCTGAATTTTTAGAAGGAACAACTTACGCTGGTAAAACAACAGTCGGAATACCAAAATTTATGTTAAAAGTTTCTAGGAGTGAACAAAAATTCCACATATTAAGCGGTCTTGATTTAGGTACAATTGAAAAAAATATTATTCAAAAAGAACTAGGTATAAATGATATTTTTGGAGAACTAGTAGATTATAAATCTGGTGGAGATGTTAGTTATTCTCTTCCACATATTAAATTTAAAACGCCAAACGGAGAAAAGATAATATTCGTATTAGGATATGACAATAAAGCACGTTGGAAAAAAGCTCTAGGTGGGCAATATGGATGTATATTTATAGATGAATTTAATATTGCCGATATGGAATTTGTAAGAGAAATATTTATGAGATGTGATTATAGAATAGCAACATTAAATCCAGATGATCCTAATAAAGAATGTTATACACAATATGTCAATAAATCTAGACCGATAGAAAAATATAAAGGCAAAGCACCAATAGAGTTAGAACAAGAATTAAAAGAAGAAGAAAATCCTAAATGGAAATGGTGGTATTTTAATTTTGATGATAACGCTTCTTTAACAGAAGAAAAGAAAGAGGAAATAGTATCTTCAGTACCAATTGGAACAAAGCTTTATAAAAATAAAATTTTAGGACTAAGAGGAAAAGCGACTGGTCTTGTATTTAACCTAGAAAAGAAAAACATAGTTTTTTATAAACAAGCTATATATAAAGATTGGGAAAGCGAAAATCCAAAAGATAAGTGGAAATATCTTATTTATTCAATAGGTATTGATACTTCATACAGTTCTAAATCGCACGATAAATTAACATTTAATTTAATCGGTATAAGAGAAGATAGAAAAATTGTTGTATTAAACACAAAGGGCGAAAACAATAAAGATAGAACAATACCTTTTGCACCAAGTGATGTAATACCAAAGATAATAGAGTTTGCAGAAAATTGTAAAAAAGAGTTTGGTTTTGCACTAAATATATTTATAGATTCAGCAGATAGTGGAACCATAGCAGAAGCAAAGAAATATAAACGTACAGTTGGCTGTATTTATAATTTTGTTCCAGCTTGGAAAAAAACACCTAATTTAACTAGGATTCAATTACAACAATCTTGGTTGAAAACTGATGATTTTTTAATAATAGAAGAAACAAACAAAGAATACATAGAAGAATGTAATAGATATAGTTTTAATGAAGATGGCAAACTTGAAGATGGTAACGACCACTTTATTCAAGGAACACAGTATGCTTGGTTACCGTTTAAAGAAAAAATAGGTAATTGGGAATTAATAAAAAAATTAATAAAAATAGATGAGGAGAAATAATGGGAGTAATTAAAAATATGATAAAAAACTGGTTAGAAATAAAAGAACCTGATTCAGCAAATATAGTTATTAATAAAATAAATACCTTTGAAAGCCAAGCATTTATTAATAATATCTGGTATAGAGGTGAAGCTAATGAATTAGATGAACTTTATAAGCAATTAGATGATGGAATGGGAAACAAGCATTTTTGGGCTTCTGCACCGACAAATGGCAACAAAATAAGGAAGATACATACTGGACTTCCAGCGATGATAGTTGATACTTTAGCTAGTATATCAACAAATGATTTAGAACTTATTAAAGTTGAAGGTAGACAAGAAGAATGGAATGATATAAACAAAGAAATAAATTTAAAAGAATTAATGAACGACGCTTTGACAAGTGTGTTAATTGAAGGAGATGGTGTATTTAAAATATCAGTTGATACAGATGTGAGTAAATATCCTATCGTTGAATTTTACGAAGGTTCTAGAGTTGATTATGAGCTTGAAAGAGGAAGAATAGTTGCTTATGTTTTTAAAACTAAAAAAATAATAAACAAAAAGAAGTATATTTTAAAAGAAAGATACTCAAAAGAAGGAATTAAATTTACTTTAGAAGATGAAGATGGTAAAGAAGCAAATATAAGAAATTTTGAAGAATTAAACAAATATCAAGATGTTGAAAATGCGAATAACTTTATGATGGCTGTTAATTTTAAAATTTATAATAGCAAAAAACATAAAAATAGAGGTAAATCTATATTTGAAAACAAAATAGATGCTTTCGATTCATACGACGAAGTATGGAGTCAGTGGATGTTAGCACTTAGAAAAGGGCAATTAAAAGAATACATACCAGAAGCTTTACTTCCAAGAGATCCTAAAACTGGAGAAATATTAAGAAAAAATGATTTTGACGTTAGTTTTATATCGACAGAAACTGATATGTCAGAAGGAGCTAAAAATCAAATACAAACAACACAAGGGAATATTCAACACGATGCTTTATTAACAACTTATATAACAGCATTAGACCAATGCTTACAAGGAATAATAAGCCCATCAACATTGGGAATAGATGTTAAAAAACTAGATAATGCTGATGCTCAAAGAGAAAAAGAAAAAACAACTTTATATAAAAGAGAAGAAATAGTAACGGTATTATCTCAAATAACTAAAGCTCTAGTTGATTTAATATTCAAAGTTAAAGATACAATGGAGAAAAAGCAACTAACTGATGTAAATGTTGACCCAACCTTTGGAGGATATGCTAATCCGTCTTTTGAAGCACAAATTGAAACAGTTGGAAAAGCTTCCGCGGCAAATATAATGAGTATTGAAGCACAAGTTGACGAACTTTGGGGCGACACAAGAAGTGATGAATGGAAAAAAGAAGAAGTAAAAAGGATTAAAACGGAAAAGGGTATAATCGAAATGGATGAACCAGCAGTAAATGAGGATATTATATTAGAAGATGAATTAAATAATTAGGAGGTTAAGTCTTGAACGATTATAAAATTAAAGAATTATATGAGCAAATGGAACTTGAAATAATTGCTTCAATGAAAAGAAATCTTTCAAGACATTTAAAAGAAGAAAATAAAGTTGGCTTTAAATTCACACAATGGCAAGTTCTAAAATTAAAAGAGTTAAAAAGATACCAAAAGGAAAATAAATTAATAAGGAATAAATATTTAAAAGATTTAGACAAAAAAATAGCTAAACATTTATTAAAAGAATTTAAACAAGGTTATGGAAAAGAAATTGAATTATATAATTATTTAAACGAAAATAAGTTAAATTCTAGTTTTTTTAAAACAAACGACAAAAAGGTCAAACAATTAATAAAAGTTGTAAATAATGACTTAAATGAAGCAAATAAGGCAGTTTTGAGAATGGTTAATGATGAATATCGACAAATCATTCATAAAAGTGCTTTTTTTGTTGCTAACGGAGTTAAAACAGAAGAACAAGCAACGAAAGAGGCAGTTAAAGGAATTAATCAAAAAAAGATGACAATAGAAGCAATAGACAGATCTAGTGAATCTTTTTTAAGAGGTGGAATTAATTGTATCGAATATAAAAACGGAAGAAGAGTTAATATTGCAAGTTATGCTCAAATGGCAGTAAGAACAGCAAGTCAAAGAGCTCAACTAATGGGCGAAGGAGAATTTAGAAAACAAATTAACAATCCGCTTGTTATAGTTTCGAAGCATAATACAACTTGTAAATTATGTGAACCTTGGCAAGGTAAAGTACTAATAGATGATGTATATAGTGGTGGAACAAAAGAAGATGGTAATTACCCTTTGTTAAGTGAAGCAATGGAAAAAGGTTTGTTTCATCCGAATTGTCGACACGGGCTACCTAGCTTTTATCCAGAATTAGAAGATTTTAATCACTATATAGATGAACACAATCACGAAGAAAACGAAAAAAATTTAGAAGAACAATACATAAATAGGCAAATAAAAAGTTTTGAAAGATTAGAGAAAGGTTCTTTACTTCCTTTAAACATTCAATTATTTGCAGAAAGAAAAGAAGAGTGGATTAACAAAAAAGTTAAAAAATATGGTAAAGAAGAAGTTGATATATCATACAAAAACGTTAAATATCAAACACCAGATAGAAGACAATATGAAAAATATAAGAAAATTTTAAAAAATAGTGAATATATGCCTAAAACATTTGAAGATTTTGTTGATTTTAAGTATAATATTACTAACCAATGGGAAAAGTTAAAAGATGATTATCAATGGGCTAAACATAGATTAAAAGCGATAAATAATGGAGAATTAACACCACTATCAGATATTAATCATTATTTAAAAATTAAAGATGAAGCTCATAAGAAACTTATAGGTATTAAATTAGCAAATAATTTAGAGGTTAAAACAATATCATATCATTTTATAGATAGAGTTATCGGTTGTATCGAGCAAAGACGAAGTGGAGTTAAAATAGATGATATCGCAGACAGTTTAAATGGGAATTATGATATTAAAGAAATTGATAAAAGTATAAAAATATATGGTTTAGATAATATAGTAACCATTAATAAAGAAACGGGGAACTTAATACAAGTTAATCCACATACTAGGAGGAAAAAATGAATTTAACAGAAAAACAAATTGAATTATTAAAAAAATATAATGTTGACTATAAAGTTGATAGTGTGGCTGATTTATTGATTAATATTGATTTAATAATGACTAAATATTTAGATAAAAATGCTGAACCTACAAAAGATTATATGGTATTAGAAAAACTGTATGATGAAGTATACGATTTAAAAGACACAAAATAGTGTCTTTTTTTAATGCATTACTATTAAGTAGTGTGAAGATAATAAGTTAAAGTAATAGGTTAGGTTCGCTAATATGCACTATATTTCTATCAGACTAACTATTATAGAAATGCTTTAATATTATTTTCACAGTGCTTAATAGCACTAGAGGTACATAGTAATATGTGCTTTTTCTTTGACCTAAATATGTCAGTAAACCATTTAGTTTGCTTGAACTTAAAACAAGGAATAGATGACCATATCTAAAGAAATGGAGGGTAGAATTATGGAAGATTCTAAAAGAATACCACTAAACATTCAGTTATTTGCAGAAGGTGGGGAAGAAAATGCAAATGATAATGTTACATCAACAAATAATGTTGATGATAGCAAGAAAGGTACTGATGAAGATAATAAAAAATCAGTAAAAACATATACTGATGAAGAAGTTAACGGAATTAGTACAAAAAATGTTAATAAAGCTTTAGCTAAACAACTAAAAGATTTAGGAATAGAAGATATAGAAAAAGCAAAAGCAATATTAGCAAAAGCACGTGAAGACGAAGAAAAAAATAAAACTACTGACGAAAAAACAAAAGAGCTTGATGATAAATTAAAAAAAGCGACAGTAGAAATTGTAAATGGGAAAATTGAAAATGCTTTATTAAGAAAAGGTATTAACGAAAACAAAGTTGAACGTGCGGTTAGACTTATTAATAAATCTAACATATTAGAAGAAGACGGAACTATTGATAGTGGAAAATTAGCTACTGAAATAGAAGATGTCTTAAAAGAGTTTCCAGAACTATTAAATACTAAAAGCGAAGAACAAAAGGGCTTTAAAATTGGTGGAGATGGTAAGGAAGATAGTAAAGATAGTGACTTTGAAAAAATGAAGAAAGTCATGGGATTAAAATAGCCAAAAAGGAGGAATAAAAATGGCAAACAATATTCAAAAATTTAAAAAATATGTAACTTTATTAGATGAAGTATATAAAGAAGCAGCATTAACAAGTGATTTAGATAGCGATGCTGAATTAGCAAGAGAAGGGGCAAACGCTGATGAAATTATAATCCCAAAAATTGATATGGATGGATTAGGAGATTATGATCGTAATAGTGGTTATACAAATGGTGATGTAACATTTAAAAATGAAACAGTTAAATTTAACTATGAACGTGGAAGAATGTTTACAATTGATAGTATGGATGACGAAGAAACAGCTGGACTTGCTTATGGTAAACTTTCAAGTGAGTTTATTAGAACAAAAGTAGCTCCAGAAGGTGATGCTTTCAGATTCGCAGCTTATGCTAAAAAAGCTGGTACTAAAAAAGCAGAAACTTTAAACACTGGTGCTGATGTAATTGCTGCTTTAAGAACTGCAATCACAAAAATGGACGAAGATGAAGTGTCAAAAGAAAATAGATATTTGTACATTACACCAACTTTAAAAGGTTTAATTGACGATTTAGACACAACCAAATCAAAAGAAGTGTTAAAATTATTTGCAAAAGTAAAAGAAGTACCACAAACAAGATTTTATACTGAAATCAAAATGAATGATGGTAAAACAACTGGTCAAGAAAAAGGTGGATATAAAAAAGATACTGCTGGAAAAGACATTAATTTTATAATTATAGAAAAATCAGCAGTTATGCAATATAACAAACATATTGCTCCAAAGGTAATAACACCAGAACAAAATCAAACAGCAGATGCTTGGAAATATGGATATAGAAAATATGGTCTTGCTGATGTTTATGAAAACAAAACAGCTGGTATTTATGTATCACACAAAGCTGCTTAATAAGGTTTAATAATGGCAGTGTTTAAAAATAAAATCACTGGTGAAATAGTAGAAGAGACTCTAATTTATTATGTTCAAAAGTTAGAGTCTGATTCTAACTATGAAAAAGTGAAAAAAGAAAAGGAAATTAAAAAAGAAATAAAAGTAAAGAAATAAAAGTAAAGGAGTGATTTTATGACTCTTTATATAACAAAAGATTATTATTCTACTATTTTTAACGGAAAAGAAATTCCAGAAGAAAATATAGAAAAAAATTTAAAATTAGCACAAGAAAAGATTGATAGTATAACTTTTAATAGAATTAGAAGAATAGGATTTGATAATTTAACTGATTTTCAAAAAGAAAAGATAAGTGAAGCAATTTGTTTACAAGCTGAATATATTTACAAAAATGGCTATAATAACGAAGAAAATAGTGATATTACTTCATATAGTGTTTTAGATATATCAGTAAGTGTAAATGATAAAAAAAAGAATACTATAGCTTACAAAAACAACATAAGTGAAAGAGCGTATGATCTTGTTCATCAAACTGGATTAGACAGCAGAATAAATGGCTAAAATAATAGAAAAATTACCATTTCCAGACTGGCTGTTAAATATTGATTGTAAAATCAAATTAAATAGTCCAGGAATAAACGAAGATGGCGAACCTATTTCAGCTTTTGAAATAGATGAAAAATGTATTTTTAGCGAAAAATCTAAAAGAATAATATCTAGTGATGGAAAACAAATAACTTTATTAGGTAAAGTTATTTTGAAAGGTGATATAGCTCCTAATTTGTCAAATGTTAGCGATGGCATTTTAATTATTAATGATAGAATTTATGAAATATATGCTGGTTATAGACCTAGAAATCCAGATGGAAGCGTTCATCATACAGAGTTTGAAATTAAATAATGAGTGTTAAAGTAAAACTAAATTATCAAAATATTAATTTAGTAAAATCTATAGCAAAAGAAAGTTTATTAAAAACTGCTGATGCAATTAAAACTGATTTAACTAATAGTCAAACATTACCGTTTGACACTGGTGAACTTCAAAATAGAAGTGCTTCTATAGACGATAGTAAAGCAAATAAAGGAAAAGTAACTATTGGATATGATACACCTTATGCAAGAAGACTTTATTATCATCCAGAATACAATTTCAAAAAAGATAAGAACAAAAACGCTGGTGGAATGTGGTTTGAACCATATATAAATGGTGACAAAAAAGACTTGCCACAAAAGTATTTTGAAAAATTTATGAAAGGTAAAGTATGAAATTAACTTTAAAGCAAATAAAAGATTATTTTAAAGAAGAATTTAAATGGAAAGACAGTATTTCGATAGGAAAAATTGATAATAACCAAGAAAAAGCAATATGTTTTTATAATTCTAAAAGGCAAATTGTATATGATTCTAAAATAGGTGGAATAAATAATAAAACTACATATATAAAACCTATAACTATTTTAATTAGATATACTAAAAATCAAGATAGTGCTGAAATAATGGCGCAAAAAATATATGAGTTCTTTGAAGAAAGAACTTTTTTTATTGATGAAAAAAGAATATTTACGATTATGAGTACTGAAGAACCTATTAGTTTAGGAACTGATGATAACAATATCTATGAATATTCAATTGAAGTCAATTTGTACATTGGAAGGAGATAAAGAATGGCAAAATTAACAATGGGACAATTTGCAGTAAGTCAATGCAAATTTGAAATAAAAAAAGAAAATGCTTACATACCAATAGCAGATATTGAAGAAATATCTTTAAAAGTAGATAATCAAACACAAACTTGGTATTCAATAGCTGATGGTGGTTGGCAAAATGCTTTATTAACAGCAAAAGCTTTAACTGGTTCATTTAGCGGTAAAAGAACTTTAGGAGATGCTGGTAATGACTATTTAGATAGTTTTAGATTAAACATAGGAAAAGAAGCTGAAGCAGATTTCAAAATAACTTTCCCAAATGAATCTAGTTTAGAATTTACAGCGATAGTTGGTATAACTGATATTTTAGGTGGAGCAACAGATGTTGTTCCATTAACTGGAGATTTAACAGCAAAAGGTAAACCAGTATTTAAAAAATCAGCTTAATTTAAGGAAAGAGTAAAATCTTTCCTTTTTATTTTTATAAAAAAGGAGAAAAAATGAGAATAATAGATACAAAAATAACAAAAGAAATGTTAAGTGGAGATAATTTCCCACAATTAAAAATAGGGGACAAACTTTATACTGTCGATAACAGACAGTCAACTTTTGACAAAATCCAAGATATTCAAAAAGATGTAACTTTAACTGATAAAGAAAAACAAGAAAAAACTTATGAATTAGCATTAGGAACTAAAGAAGCTAAAGAAATAAACGAACTTGATTTATCAGTAGAAAGTAATGTATATCTTTCATTTTGCATAATGGGTGCAATTACGGGACAAAATCCAGATGAATTAATGGAAGCTGCTAAAAAGGGAAAATAATCACCCAGGATAGTTTTTATGATAAAGATTATGACTGGGATTTAATAGTTTCTTCTTTTGCACAGCAATATGGAATAAGACTATATCAAGAATACGAAAGTATATCTTGTGAAGAATTTAGGCAATTGTTAGTCGGTTTAAATAGCGAAACAGCTTTAGGATATGTTGTTACGATTAGGTCTGAAACCGATATAAAAAGAATTAACAATATGACTAAAAAAGAATTAGAGATAAGACAAGAATGGTCTAATTTCTTGAAAAAACAAAAAAATAAGGTCGAACAAAAGGAATTATCTTCTAAGGAAATAGATGATATTTTTTCTAAAATGTTTGGCAGTTAGGAGGAAAAATGTCAGCAAAAGTAGGTTCAGTTTATATGGACTTAGAATTGAATGATAAAGGTTTTGATAAAACTCTCCAAAATAAAGCAACTGGTGCTGAAAACGTAATGGGCGGAGCAATGGGAAAAATTGCCGGTTTTGTCGCTGGAGCGTTTGCTGTTGGTTCAATTATAAATTTTGGAAAAACAGCTGTTCAACAAGCAATGAGTATGCAATCTGCTTGGACTGGATTAAATTCAATTGTTACCGGAGCTGGTGCATCATTTGGACAAGCACAAAAATTCATAACTGAATATACAAAAGATGGATTAGTTGCAGTAAATGAAGCAGTAACTGCTTATAAAAATCTTCTTTCTAGAGGTTATAACACAAGTCAAATAGAAAAAACTATGATCGCTTTAAAAGATAGTGCATCTTTTGGTAGACAAGCTTCGTATGGTCTAGGAGAAGCAGTTATGAGCGCAACAGAAGGTTTAAAAAATGAAAATTCTATTCTAGTAGATAATGCTGGAGTTACCAAAAATGTGGCTAAAATGTGGCAAGATTATGCTAGAGCACATGGTATTACAGTACAACAAATGACACAAGCTCAAAAAATACAAGCTGAATACAATGGAATTTTAGAAGAAACAAAATTCCAAACTGGAGATGCAGCAGTTTATTCTCAAACTTTAGGTGGTAGAGTTCAAACTTTAAAAGCATCGTTTTCGGGCTTAATAACTGCAATAGGTCAAGTTGTTGCACCTATAGGAGGTCTTTTGATACCAGTTTTGAATACTGCTATAAATGCTGTAACAAGCTTTTTTAAAGCAATAGGAGGAATATTAAAAACATTCGGAATATCTTTCCCAGATGTCGTTTCTAAAGCATCTAACGGAATTAAAAAAGTAGGTGGAATGGCCGGTAAAACAGCAGATAATATAGGAGCAACCGGTAAAGCGGCACAAAAGGCAGCTAAAGAAATAAATAAAGCATTTGCTGGAGTTGATGAAATTAATGTTTTAAACACAAAACAATCATCGTTTTCTGGCGGAAGTGGCGCTGGAAGTGGAGCTGGAGGTGGTATTGATTTTAATGAAGTTGATTCTGGTATTACTTCAACAACAGCAAAAGCTAGTGATATGTCAGATATTTTAAAAGAAAAATTTTTAGGAATTGGAGAAATTCTAAAAAAAATATGGGACAGTGCGCCAGTTCAAGCATACGTTGATTTTACGAAAGCAAAATTTAATGCTTTGGTAAATTTTTATCAAAAAATATGGAAAACAATATCTAAAAACGCAATTGAAACTTGGAAAGATATGTCTGGAAATGTTTCAAGCTTGATTAAAAATATGTCTTCTTTTTTCACACAATATTGGATTGATTCGGCTGAAACTATAAAAACTTGGGCGCCAATAATAACTGATAATGTTTCTACATTATTTTCTTCAATTTGGAAAGACGCAGTTGACCCTAATCTTCAACAAATAACTAAAGTAATATCTGACTTTTTTGGAATTTTAGACAAATTATGGTTCGATGAAGGAAAAAGGCTTTTAGATGCAGTAGGTACGTTTATTAATTTATTCGTTAAAAACATTCAAATGATTTGGGACAATGTTATGGCACCAATTATAAAACCATTTTTAGAAATGTTTTCAAATTTATGGGATAAACATTTAAAAGGCGCTTTAGAATCAACAATTAAATTTGTAATGAATTTAATATCAACTTGTATTGAAATTTATGATTCAGCATTAAGACCAGTTATTGAATTTTTGTATAAAATTTTTAAACCAGCATTCGATGTTACTTTTGGTGCAATAGCTGGTTTTATCGGTTCAGTTGTTAGTGCAATAGCAGATCAATTTAAATTCTTAATTAATATTTTTAATGGAATAGTTGATTTTATAGGTGGAGTTTTCAGTGGAAATTGGGAAAGGGCTTGGCAAGGCGTTAAAAATATATTTAAAAACATTATTTATGGCTTAGCCGGATTTATAAAAGCACCAATTAATTTTATAATCGATACAATAAATGGATTTATAAAAGGTCTTAATAAAGTTAAAGTTCCAGACTGGGTTCCTGGAGTTGGTGGAAAAGGTATTAACATTCCTTTAATTCCAAGACTTGCAAAAGGGGGATATTTAGAGGCTAATAATCCAAGACTTGCAATAGTTGGAGATAATAAAAGAGAAGGAGAAATTGTAACGCCAGAAAGTAAAATTTATGATCAAGTAGTAAAAGCACTTCAAATGTATCAAGGAACAACAAGCAAAAACAATAATGAAATGAATTTAAATATGACTTTCTTTGTTAAGTATGAAGATGGAAGAACAATTATCAAAAAAATTAATAAAACTCAAGCAGAAGCTGGAGAAATATTACTTGAAATATAGGAGAAAATATGGAAGAAAAATACATAATAGAAATAGATGGCGTTCAATATAAAACTGATGGTTTAAAGTTTAATTATTCTCAATTAGATGGAGATGACGCTGGTAGAGGTGATGATGCTTCAATGACTAGGGACGTTAAAGGTCTTTTAACTAAAGTTACATGTTTATTTAAAGATTCTGAAATGTTAATTGGCGAAAATTTATCAAAACTTCTTAAATTGCTAGAAAAAAAAGAATGCACTTTTTCTTTTTTTGATGCTAAAGATAATTCCAAAATAACAAAACACATGTACATAGTAGCAGATGAAGTAGAAGTAATTTTATTGAATGGCGAATATATGGCAAAAGAATTTCAATTGCGATTCATCCCAATGGAGGTAGATATTATATGATACAAGTATCAGAATCTTATCTAAATGCTCTAAAAGGTTATTCTTTTTCTCCAAAAAGTAAAATAGTAGTAGACGGTGTTGAATATTTAGGGAATGTAATAAAAACATTTCCTAAAATTAAACATCAAGCAACCTCAATAATGGGATGTTTTCCAGCTAAAATTTTAGATTTTGAAATATAT